GGTGACTATCCCATCAACCTCAACAGCCCTGCACAGTTGTCAAGCCTAGTCTACTCGCGTGTCCCTAAAGATAAAAAGCTTTGGGCTGACGAGTATGGTGAACGTATGTCTGCACAAGACTATCGCCGTACTGTGTCTCGTTTATCTGATGTTGTGTACAAAAAGAAAGCTATTCAGTGCAGTACATGCAGAGGCTCTGGCAAAACATACAAGACTAAAAAGAATGGAGAGCGATGGGCTAAGCCTACAAAGTGTCCTGCTTGTGCAGGAGAGGGCTACCTATACGAGAACAGAGATGAGATTGCAGGACTTAAGTTCATGCCGCCTCGCCCTTCTTGGGTTACAGCAGACGGGTTCAGTACAGGAAAGGATGAGCTTACGGTCCTGTCAGCTACCGCTGCATCTCTCAACGATAGCAAAGCTAAATCCTTTCTAGATAAAATGATGCGCTTGAATGCTATCAGCAGCTACCTATCTGCATTTGTCAATGGTATTGATACATTCACTAAGCCGGATGGCAAGCTACACGTACAGCTTACTCAAATCATTACGGCTACCGGACGCTTCTCTGGTCGTAACCCTAACATGCAAAACATGCCACGAGGCAACACCTTCCCCATCAAGAAAAGCTTTGTGTCCCGATGGGACAATGGCCTTGTGCTTGAAGCTGACTTTGCCCAACTAGAGTTTCGTGTTGCTGCATTCTTGTCCCAAGACGAGACAGCTATGAAAGAAATCCTTGAGGGTACGGACGTACACGCTTACACAGCTAAGGTTATCACAGAAGCTGGGCAACCTACCTCTCGACAAGAGGCTAAGGCTCACACCTTTGCACCTTTGTTTGGTGCTACAGGTTATGGTCGTACACAAGCAGAGGCAGCTTACTATCATCACTTTATTACTAAGTATGCTGGTATATCTGCATGGCACCAGAGCCTTGCCAAGTCTGCCCTTAACAGAGGCTTCATCAATACGCCATCTGGCAGGCAGTTTGCTTTTCCCAATGTCACAAGGAGACGTAACGGAAACCCGACAGATTTCACCCGCATCAAAAACTATCCCGTGCAATCGTTTGCTACCGCAGACATTGTACCTTTCACGCTACTGTACATTGAACACCTATTGAAAGGAATGGAATCATGTATAGTTAATAGTGTTCACGACTCTCTTGTTATAGACGTACACCCTGACGAAGTAGATCAGGTCAAGTACGTTATCAAACGTGCTAACCACAACCTAGTAACACTTATCAATAAGCAATGGAACATTGACTTCAACGTACCGTTGCTACTCGAATGTAAAATTGGACCTAATTGGCTGGAAGTTAAAGATGTCGCTTGACATTCATTCCGGCTTCGAGTATATATATATCTTCAAAACATACAAAGGAACAGATAGAATGAACGCACTAGCAGAACTTGACCCAACGAACTTCGCTGAAATGGCAGCGCTTGCTGGCATGACAGAACCAACTCCTACTACAGGAGGTTACTCTACCCTCAAACGTCTTGGCCTTCAGCACAAAGCTCTTACAGCTAAGCAAGAAATCAAAGGTAAGAAGGTTAATGTAGAAGTAGTAGAGGCTGGCTCTTATCGCATCGAAGGTCCAACACGTGACGACCCTAAAGTATACGCTACGGAGGTAACATTCCGTCCTTTCATGCAACGTTTTCTTTACAAGCGTTTTGTCAAGGGTGTGGGAGGAATGCCAAACGAGTATATCAAAACCGTTATGGGTACAGATATTAAAGCGGACCTAAAAGATAACTCTGGCACTTTTAATTGTGGTAAACCTAGCGGTTATGTTGAGGATTGGAACAGTGTCCCTGAACAAACTCAAAAGATTATTAAAGCCACTAAGCGTACCCGTGTTATCTTTGGCTTGGCTACATTTAAAAATGCTATTAATGATCAGGGTGATACGGTAGATATTGCGGAGGAAGTACCTGTTGTCTGGGAGGTAGATAACCGTGATGCCTTTAAGACTATGGGTGTACCTTTTAATCAGATGATGAAGCGTAGTGTGATGCCTATGCAATACACTATGGACCTTAAGTCTGAGGCTGTTGATCTTCCTAACGGTGATCAGTTCTATTTACCTCTTCAGTCTCTCGACTTGTCAGATGCTAAAGACCTTGATGCAGATGACCAAGAGATTTTCAAGAACTTTCTTGATTGGATCAAGCAACGCAACAAATGGGTAACGGAAGATTGGGAGGCTAAGAATGTTGCTACTCTAGACGATGATCAGAAAGCTCTTGTTAACGAGTTCGTTGACGTAACTTTAGATGAAGAAATCCCTTTTTAAGGAGGTCTGAATATGAACAACTCCGCTGAACTAGCAGTGCATATGCTACTCTCTGATTTGCGTGATGGTAAAACATCTATGTCTGAGACTACCGTTGATCAGATTACACGTGATGTAAGAGAGTCCTTGCTTCGCCAGTTTGGCGGAGAAGGTCAACAGAAGTTTCGTCTTAGAGCGTCCAATGTTGGACAGGATTATTGTCAGCTGTGGTTTAAAAAGAACCATCCTGAAAAAGCTACACCTTTACCTGATACCTTTCTGTTTAATATGGTACTAGGTGATTTTGTAGAGGCTGTGTTCAAAGGCTTGCTTACAGAAGCGAAGGTAGATTACGAAGATGCTGAAGAGGTTAAACTAAAGATTACAGATACTGTAACTATCAAAGGTACAACAGACTTATCTATTGATGGTGCAGTTGATGATGTCAAGTCAGCTTCGCCGTGGTCTTATAACAATAAGTTTGTGAGCTTCGATAAACTAAAAAACAGTGATCCGTTTGGTTACGTAGGACAGCTTGCTCTTTATTCTAAAGGTTTAAACAAAAAAGTAGGAGGTTGGTGGGTAGTCAATAAGGCTAATGGTCAGTTTAAATATGTTGCTGCTGACTCTATGGACTTGGATAAAGAAATATCTAAGTTAGAAGACACAGTTACAGAACTAGAAGCTAACAAGTTTCGTCGGTGCTACGAGCCGGAAGAAGAAAAGTTTCGCGGTAAACCTACAGGGAATGTCATTCTTAATTCTGCCTGTAAGTTCTGTGACTTTAAGCACTCGTGCTGGGAAGGTTTAGATACACGACCCTCTATCCCTTCACAGGCAAGATTTCCGGCAGAAGTAGATTATATATACATCAAAGAGGAGGACACAGATGCCTGAACAAAAGTCTATTGTAGACGAGCAACCTATAGAATACGCTAAAGAATATGTTGAGAAAATCAATAAGGATTTAGAAGATTTGTCAGAGTTTTATAACAACCTTAAGGATAAGCAGATTTCTTATCAGAAAATAATTAACACATCTTTACGAGAGCAGTTGCGAAACTTGTTGATGACTAGCTATGAAATAGAAAAAAAGTTAGATGATATTCAGTTTATGAAAACTTCTATTCCAGCTTGGCGTTTTTAATATGGGCGGTTCCCGTAAGTTAGAAGCTCGTCGTAAAGGGTTCAGGTCAGTAATTGAACTTGAAATATCAGAAGACTTATTAGCTTACGGGAAACCTTTCTCTTATGAAAAAAATAAAATAGAGTGGGAAGACTTAGCCTATAGATCATACACACCTGACTTTATTACTCATAACAATATTGTTATAGAAGCAAAGGGTAGGTTTATGGCAGCGGATAGACGTAAACATTTGGCTATTAGAAAACAATATCCTAGTCTTGACATAAGATTTATTTTTGAAAACAGCAATAAAAAACTTTACAAAGGTGCCAAGAGTACGTATGCTCAGTGGTGTTGGAAACATGACTTCCGGTTTTACGATAAGAAAATACCTAAAGACTGGCTACAAGAAAAGTCTAACCCTAAAATCCCAAAACGTATACCCTTTATAGGAAAGAAAAGATGAACACTTTACAGGACGCACTGAACGAAGAACACTTTTACATTTGCCTTAAACCAGAAAAGGTAGATGGTAAATGGCTGGGAGGAATAGAAATTACAGCGCTTGTTTCTGACAATCATGGGCTAGAACCTTCAGAGCTAGAAGAAGTTCTACACGTTCTTCATATGATCTGTGCTTCTATTCCTCTATATGAAACAGATAAGGATGTTAGAGATAAAGCCTATAAGCTAGTAGAAAAAGCGTTTGAAGAAACGGAACCTGACGCAGAGTATTTGTTTGGGGATGCTTACGAAGAGGAAAAATTGGATACCTCTCCTCAACTAACGTACAAAGGCAATATAGTCAAAGTAGATTTTGGAGTTAAGAACTGATGAGCAATACACTACCTACAGACTATCAGAATTTTATTGCGCTTAGCCGCTATGCACGGTGGAAGGAGGAAGAAGGACGCCGTGAAGACTGGCAAGAGACTGTCAGCCGTTACTTTAATTATGTGGGTAATTATATCTCTGATACGTGCGGCTACAAAAAAGCTAAACAAATCCTGTCTGAGGTAGAGGACTCCGTTCTAAACTTAGGCGTCATGCCTTCTATGCGAGCTATGATGACTGCTGGCCCAGCTTTGGATCGTTGTCACGTAGGCAGCTACAACTGTAGTTACATTCCAGTAGACAGCCCCCGCTCATTTGATGAGGCTATGTACATTCTAATGTGTGGTACAGGTGTAGGCTTCAGCGTTGAGCGTGAGAGCGTAGACAAGCTACCTGTAGTCAATGAAGACTTTCATAGCAGCAACACAGTCATTGTCGTTGACGACAGTAAGGCTGGTTGGTGTAAGGCGCTACGTGAACTTATTGCGTGTCTGTATGCAGGACAGGTTCCTAAGTGGGACGTAAGCAAAGTCCGTCCAGCAGGTGCCAGACTTATGACGTTTGGTGGTAGGGCATCTGGTCCTGAACCTCTTGAAGACTTATTCAATTTCTGCATTGAAAAGTTTACAGGTGCAGCAGGACGCAGGCTATTCTCTGTTGAAGCACATGACATTATGTGTAAGATTGGAGAGATTGTAGTTGTAGGTGGTGTACGTAGAAGCGCACTGATCTCTTTGTCTAATCTCGGTGACGCATCTATGCGTAAGGCTAAGTCAGGTGAGTGGTGGAGCAATGAGGCCCAACGTGCGTTGGCTAACAACTCTGTATCTTACAAGACAAAGCCTACGATGGAAGTGTTCTTTTCTGAATGGCACTCGCTGTATGAAAGTAAGTCGGGTGAGCGTGGTATCTTTAATCGACAGGCTGCACACAAGCAGGCCGCTAAGAATGGTCGCAGAAAGCTGGAGAATAAAAATAACAAGCCTATTGAGTGGGGTACTAACCCCTGCTCAGAGATTATTCTGCGACCATATCAATTCTGTAACCTCTCTGAAGTAGTTGTTCGTGCTACAGATACACTAGAGACACTTAAAGAAAAGGTAAGACATGCCACAATCTTAGGTACGTTTCAGTCTTGTATGACTGATTTTAAATACCTACGTTCTATTTGGAAAAATAATACAGAAGAAGAGCGTCTATTAGGTGTAAGCCTAACAGGTATTATGGATCACAACATTCTTAATGGGTCAGAAGGTCTAGCAAAAACAAATAGATGGTTGATAGAACTAAAGCAAGTAGCCATTGACACTAACACAGAGATTGCATTTGATATGGGCATTGAACAGTCTGCTGCTATCACCTGTGTTAAACCTTCAGGCACTGTGTCTCAACTTGTTGATAGTGCGTCAGGCATTCACGCCCGCCATAATCCACATTATGTACGTACAGTACGTGCAGATAATAAAGACCCTATGACACAGTTTATGATTGACTCTGGCATTCCTGCTGAACCTGACTTTATGAAACCTGAAAGTACAACAGTGTTCTCGTTTCCTATGAAGTCTCCATCAAGCGCTGTGTGTAGAGATGGTATGTCAGCTATCGAACAACTAGAATTATGGAAGGTGTATCAAAATGCGTGGTGTGAACACAAGCCATCTATCACTGTCAGTGTACGTGAAGAAGAATGGCTGAAGGTAGGAGATTGGGTCTATGAAAACTTTGATAGCATTTCAGGCGTTAGTTTCCTTCCTCACGTTGAACATTCTTATAAGCAAGCTCCGTATCAGGATTGCACTGAGTCTGAGTATACTACGCTTAAAAAAGCAATGCCGAAAAACATTGACTGGTCTAAGCTTAAAGATTATGAAATGGAAGACAACACTTCAGGGTCACAAGAACTTGCTTGCACGGCAGGAGTCTGCGAAGTTGTGGACATCACCAGTCGTTAAGGCTAAAGGTAGTACTAAGGAAATAAAATGATTGAGATAAAGATTACACCAGAGATGATAGACAAGGCCCGTATTAAAGCAGAAGAACTAGGGCCAATCCGCAACTCTATCACTAAGGGAAAAGGAAATCTTGTTGGTTTTTTAGGGGAGGTTGTAGCTAACTGCGCACTAGGTGGTGAATGGGTCAACACGTATGACTATGATCTGGTCCTTAAAGATGGAACCAAAGTTGATGTCAAATCTAAAACAGTTACTAGCGTACCGCGAGGACACTACGACTGTTCTGTAGCTGCCCTTAACACTAAACAGAAGTGTGATGCTTATGCTTTTGTACGGATTAAAAAAGACTTGAGTGTAGGGTGGTATCTAGGTATGCTTGAAAAAGATGCGTATCTAGAGCAAGCAGTATACTTACATGCTGGCGATGTCGATCCGTCTAATAACTTTCAGGTTCGTTCTAATTGTTACAATCTTAAGATCAATCAGTTGAAAGAAGCCCTATGATTAACAAGAAAAAGATGCCATCTAATGACCACCGAAAGTGGCCCCCTCTTAAGCTCCAGTATCAGGCTGGGTATAAAGCTTTTACCCTACCTAAAATTAAACAAGTTAATGGGGTATATGTTGTGATGGCACAGTGTCCTTTTCCTATAGGTTCTATGGCAGAAAAAGAATGGCAAAGGGGCTACAACAAAGCCTACTTTGATAATTTGGGGAAACAACATGAAACTAATGCAAGACATTAAGGAGTTTATGGATATGAAAGGCGCAGCTATGACGCTAGAGGATTATCAAGATTTCTGTAAGACTACAGCTATCTATCCTGCAAATACAAAACTAATGTATCCAGCACTCGGACTTGCGGGTGAGGCTGGGGAGGTAGCCAACAAAGTAAAGAAGCTTATCCGTGATGGTGCAAGCAAGCGTCCAGACGATTGGAAGGAACAGATAGCGGCAGAGTTAGGAGACGTACTGTGGTACTGCTCAGCACTCGCCACTGATCTAGATATTTCTTTAGGTCGTGTAGCCAAAGATAATATGAATAAGCTTGCGTCACGTAAAGATCGTGGTACGATTGGTGGATCAGGAGATAAACGTTAGTCTAACTTTTCGGCTGCTTTCATGCCATCGCCAACAATAATAGCCATACCATACGAACCTTGTTCTGCGATGGTTGGCCCCTTCATAAACAGGTAATCTGCAGAGTCAAGTAAATCTCCGTCTTTAATTTTTTGTAAGGTTTCTTGGTGTCTCCTTGCAAAAAACTCTTCTATCTCTAGTTTATAAGACTTAGTATATCTAAGCCACTTAGACTTAGCACTATCACTGGTAGAATAAACAAAGTCTGCTTCAGCAAGTCTTGTTTTTATCTCGACAATATCTTCAGCGGTAACAGTGTCATCACCTGCTTTTTGTGCATTAAGTGCTGTCTGAAGCTCTGCTGTAATTGTTTTAACAGCGGCAATAGCTTCCGTTTCTTCTTCCTCCACCACTACTTCTTCAGCAGCTTTCTTAAAAGATTTAGCGTAAGCTAAAAAAAGTCTACGCTGACGATACTTAAATGACCCTTGTGTTAAGTCAACACCTTTTGGTGACTGGCTTAGGTAGTCAGGGTCTTGTATTAACTCTCCTAAACCTAGCTCAACAAAACGAGCAAAGTGTTTACGCATACGAGCATCATTACGTCGAGAACCAGAATACCCAATTAAATCTTTTTGAGTTATACCTAACCTCACTGCCTCATCCTCAACGGCGGTAGTTTTAGGCAGCATAGCAATTCCAAGAAAACGACCAGCAGGTAGCTGGCGGTTCTTATCCTCGCTAGCTAAAACATATTCTTTAATAGGGCGTTCTTTTTTAATTTGCAAGCCAAGAACTGAATCCGGCAAACTTGAGTCCGCAATAACATTAGTGGCGGTACCAAAAAAGCCCTCATCTTCACTCATTATTTTAGGGTCTTTGTACTCAGGAAACAAAGCTGCTTCTGCCTGAAGGTCACGTATCATACGTAAGGGAGTGGTAAAACCTGCAAACCATTCACCAACAAACTCTGCCCACTTTTGAGTAGTGCTTAGTGATCTAACACTATCTGGTGTTTCACCATCAAACAAAGTAATACCCTGTTTAATAAACTCATTTTCTTTAGCTGATAGTGAAGGCGCACCCGTTACACCCTGCAAAGCACTAGATATATCATACTTAGTACGAATTTTATCATCGCCTGCTGCCATAGATATTAAATCAGCCATTGCAAAGTACCAACTTGCAGGCCATACAGCCCTAATGTCTTTCTCGTTATTGTTGTACCATGTCTTCATATTAGGTAACTCAGTCCATGCGTATGCTAACGCTGCTGAACCTACGACACCCCTACCAAAAGCTTCTGGCACCTTTGACATATGAAAATCCGTAGGGCTTTTAAACGTTTCTTTATTAAAGTTATTTGCCAGCTTTACGAAAGGATTAACAGGAGAGTACTCGTACTGAGTACGAAGAGCGTTTACCATAAAACGAGGGAAGGGCATAAAGACAGAAGAGATAGGTTTTGTTTCTTCCAACGCAGTTAAGACTGCTTTACCTACAGGTGTTTTAGGTTGTCCTGCAAATGTTTGATCAAGAGTAGTATTAACGGCTTTAATAATAAGACGTTTATCTAGTACCCTACCATCCGCTAAAAAGTCGCTTACGGTTTTAAGTTTTCCGTCCGCAAAATCCTTACCGTTCTTTTCTTTATACACCTTTAGAAAATTTCTATATTCTTTTTCTAGGTTAGCAGCATAAAACCCTCGCCTAAGAAAACTATCTGACGCTATGTTGTACGTATTTAAAAACTCTATATAACTGTCTGCCATTCTACCAACACGTGTTGTTGCTCGTGGGCCTAAAATATCAGGTTGTGTTCGTATAATACGTTGATGTATGTTTGGTACATGTTGAAGTGTAACGTCTATAAGAGCTTGGCTTTTAGATTGATTTGCCATTCTTTGTAGAGTGATAAGACTGTCAGAAAAAGCGGTTACTAAACCTTGTGTAATACCTGTGTCACCTTTTCCTGTAATCTTTGTACGTACAGCCTGACCCATTTGATAGATAGTATTTTCTATTAAATCTGAGCCTGTCTGAGCAGTAAGCATCATAGCACCGCCTGCATTATTACGCATTGTCGTAGCAAGTTGTGCTGTTAAAGAGCCAATCCTTACTTTATCAAGACCTCTAATAAAATTTAGACCTGCTGATAATCCTTGTATTACAGGGTTAGGTTGAGAATAAGACATATCAAGTATAGCTTTAAGTTCTTTATCTTCGATCAGACCCATAGACTGACGAAGTGTTCTAGCTTGCCAACCAGCCTTACCCATTACAGAGGCAGCAGTTGACAAAGATTTTTTAGTCTGTCCGCCAATAGAAACATAGCCGTTCGTATAGAACGACATCATTTTTAAAAACTCGCTTTTGTCTAAATTATTTTTTCTTAGAGCCTCTTCAAGTAAAGCTAACTCTAAGTCTGCTTCGTCCTGACCACCTAACTCTTTTACAGATAAACGCATACGCGCTTGCAAACCGTCTAGGGTATCAGCTAGTACCTGACCATAACGACCTTTATTATCTAAGAATTTTTCTAAACTTTCTTCTACTTTACGAGCGCGAGTAGTCCCGCTTCCAGCAATTTCTTCTGTACTCTCAAGGAGATTTAGCTTACCTTGTTGCTTGTAGCCTAGTATAATATCTACTGCTACATTACCTATTTTCTCTGCTATGTCAGGGTTTTGTACAGCCCGAAGTGCGGCTTCCTGATATTTAATAGGAACATTATCAGTTAACTTAAAATCACCCTCATCCCCTTCAAACAAACTTTCTTTTTTATTCCCTTGTGCATTACTAGCCCGACGAACCTCTATTCGTTGAGCTAAGGCAAGAGATTCTGCTGAGTTTGTTCCTCTTACAGCATCCTGCTGAATAGCATTTTGCACCTGTTGAGCATGAGATTTTGCTGCCCTACTTTTAGTAAGCATTGTTATTTCTTGTTGAACTTTTTTGTTCCGGTTAACAGCTAGACTAAGAGTGGTAGCTGCATCACCAGCGCCACCTACTACACCAGATATTCCAGCAGCAATTCCTGCTTGAAGATAGTCTGTCGGTAGTTCCTCTACTTTTTCAAGAGGAAGTACATTACCAAATTCATCTAGCTTTGCTAACTTTCTCAGATTTTGTTCTTCAAGATTAGCTAATCCACCTACAATAACATTAGCACCAACTGCTGCACCTATCTTTTTTGTTGCAGCACGGCGCAAAACTAAGTCACGAAATACGTATTTAGCAGTCTGCCGTACACCTGCTTGGGCAGCTAAGCCTGTTCCAGCAGAGGCTATACCACCACCCGCTACTGTTGCAGCTAATAGTGATAAAGCAGTGGTTGGGTCAGTCATACTGTACCAGAGAGAGTCTGTTATTTTCCTTCCTTTTTCACCGAGCGTTAGAGAAGGATCAAGCGCTTCTGGTTCGTCTGATTCAATACGAGAAAAGATTTCTCCAAATTGCTGCCTACCCTCATCGCCAGTTTCTGTTAGCCAGTTGGTTTGCATAGCAGTGCCAGCAAAACTATTCATTATATATCTATAATGATTTGACATAAAACGTTTATAGTATTCTTGGTCTGTTTCGTCTTCCAAACGTTTTCCTTGTGGGGTACGTCCTGTATAGTATTCCTCTACAGAACGCATAAATTCTTTGTCTTTGTAAAGAGAAGGTGTAATTTTTTCCCTTTCTTCTTTGCGTTGTTGTCGTGTTTTTGGAAGGTTAAACGATGCACCTGTTTTAAAACCCATAGCCGCTAAGTCACGTTGAATTGGCTCAAGCTCCGGTTCCGGTTCCTGTTCAGGCAAGCCTTCAGGTGGCCCTTCGACTAAAGCTTCGGGAGGTGCTTCTTCTACAGGCTTAGGCTCAGGCTCGGCAGGACCAGCCATAGAAGTCCACCCAATAGAGTTGTCATCTTCCTCTACTTTAGGAGCACCTTCCTCAAGACTTTCTGGATCAAGTTTATCTTCTGCGAACCAGTTAACTATGTCTGTCATTATTGTACATCTTCTTTTATAATGGCCTCATATACTTGCATTACAATATTATTGTAATCCGAATCTGTTTTAGGAACAAAGAACCCTACGTTTACCCGTTCAGCAATATCTTTATACAGGGTAGAAGCCATAATTGCTTCAGGAGTCTTCAGCATTTTTGCTTTCGCAATAGTTTCGTTTAGCGTTTTGGAATTACTATTACGCATTAGACTAACAAAAACATTTAGGTTAGCTGCACCTAGTCGAGCTGTTTCAATTTCCGCCATTTTATCTGAACCAAGACCAGATTGACCTTTCAAAGCATCAACTGCTTCTCGCTCTGCCAGATTAGCCGCTGAACCACCAACAGCTTTCCACGTACTATAAAAAGCTTCTTTAGCTAACACCATCGGACCATTTATTCTTCCTTCTTGAGTGCTAGCTGCTCCTACCACCTTTCTACGATAATCTTTTCTTGCAGAGCTATTGTCTGTTAAATCTTTATAAAGAGACTTAGCATAGTCTGGTGTAAATCTAGCACCTTGCTCTCCTCCGTCAGGCTTTCTTTTAGCTGCTGCTACTTCTGCCATACGTGTTAGGGTATTATCCATTTGCGCTCTGATAGCAGGTCTTTCACTTTCTGGAGCATTACTATATGCTACACTAAGGGTATAAAAGTCTTTACTTAAACTACCATCTTTAGGTGCTTGTCCTTTTCTTTTTAGCTCTGCATGACGGTCTAGTGCTGTTTCTGCTCGCCGTGTAAATTCAGCTTTTTTAGCAGGGTCAGTTGCATTATCAGCTTGCCTTATAAGTTTTGCGTACTCTTGAGCAAACGTATCACTAGAAACTGGTTGAATAATATTCATCTGGCCTGTCATAGTAGGCAATGGTTGCGGAGCAGGTCTAGACATTAAGCCAAGAGCTTCAGCTTCTTTAATACCTTCTTCTCGTTGTGTCCTAAGACGATCTGGAACACCATCTTTATATATACCTTTAAGAAGAGGATTACCTTTAAACTCAGGTTGCTCTGGCAAAAAGGACTCTAGGCCCAGTTGCTGTTGAGAAGCTGGCATCGCTGCGGCAGCAAGATCGTCTAAGACTAAGGGTGTGTTAGGATCGAGGTCTATTTCAATACCACTAATTAGCTCATCAACAGTGCCTCCACCTTTTAGCATAGCATCTATTTTCCCTATGTATCTGCTTACTGCTGTTTTAGTAGGGTTATTTCTAAAAATGTTTGCTGCCATAGCTTTTGCTTTTTGTGAGGATACGCCAGCAGAAGTAAGGGTTTCTGCTAATGCGCCTACAGATTCAACAGCGACTTTTTTATTGGCCTTATATTCTTTTTTATTTTCTGCCGCAAGAGCCATAGCACGTTGAATACGCTTTTCAGTTTGTTCTTCAGCTTTGGCAATACGTTCATCCTCTTGGGCTGCAAAGCTAGCAGCACCTGTTGCTACACCTTTAAATGCCTCAGCAGCAATTAAACCCCACGACATACTTATCTCCTTGCCATTAAGCTAGACGGTTCAGGAACCGGAGGCTCTTCAGCTTCTGGCTCTTCCTCAAGCTCTACATCATTCATATCAGAAGCTACATACCCATCTTCTTCATCTTCTGTTTTTGAAAGGGCTGCTTCGGCTACTTCGATAAAACTATCTTTAGATTCTTCTGACCTTGCTTCAAGACCCATATCAAAATCAATATCGAACATGTCTCCAATTAAAGCAATCATTTCAATGATAGTAGGTAGAACTAAAACACCTACGTCAATAGTATGCCTACCTTCAGCTACACCACTTGTTACTAAAAACTCAGCAAAGTCAGACACGCGCCTACCACGCTCAAGGTTAGCAGCAATACGAGGCATCATAGCAGGAGACAGCAATGCTTCCATATAATAATCAAGGTTCTCTTCTACAGAGGGCAACGTAGCAGGTTGCTCATATGGTTTAGCACCAAGCTCGCCTGTAAGGCTAGCTCCCATTATAGGAGCATCAAAATCTCTTTCAGTTACAGGTGCTGGATTAGGCATTAGACTTTCCTTTTCTTAGTTCATTACGTGCTTTTAGAAAACTTAGGTGTGCGCGTTGAGCAGAAGACAAACCCGTTAAGTCTGGTTTAGTAGATTGGCTTTTAGGTGAGGCCATCATACCCGAAGATCGCACTACACCACCACCACTAAGATAAAGCGGATCATCTAAATTAACACCTGTGTAGCGAGCAGAGATTGCCTTAATACTATTTGCATAAACTTGATATGCTTTCATAACACTTTCGGGTGTATTATTCCTTACGATCTTTGGCTCGTTTTCTTTTGTCATTACTTTTCCTTAACTATATGATGTTTAATGATTTTAATATATTACCGCCTGTCGTTGTCCCAGCAAAGGACAGAGCAGCCGACAAACCACCACCAATAGCAGAAGCAATACTTGCATCCTCTGCTGCGTCTAATCTAGATTGCAAGTCTGCTGATGAAGCATTAGCATTAAAAATAGCTGTAGCAATTCTTGTCTCTCTGTCCAAAGCGTTTTCAGAAGACTCAATAGCCTTAAACATTATGTCCCTTGTAAACTGTTGAATGTTTGCGTATGCCTGATTAGAAACACCTAGTGCAGCAGAAGCATTAAACTCATTTTGCCTATTAAGCGCTGCTGTGTCAGCCGTTGCAATCTGTCTACGCCACTGAGCATTTGATTGTGCAATTACTAATTGGTTTTGTGCATTAAACTGATCTCTCTGATTAGCAATGTTAGTGTTAAATTGATTGATTGCATTGGCCTGACCAATATTAAACTGTTCCATAGCGTTGTTCTGGGCAGAATTAAATTGACTTACTTGTGTATTTAAGTTAGCAAAAAATTGATCTGTTTGGTTTTGACTTGTTGCATTAAACTGTCTTGCTGCATTTGTTGCAGCGGCATCCGTAAAAATAGATTGGATACTAGACTGGGCTTTAAACATAGCTATCTGTTGCCTGCTGTTCAAATTTGCCATGTCTACTTGCAAAAAGTTTTGAGCGTTTTGTACAGCAGCCTGCTGTCTATTATTTAAGTTAGCCATATCTAGCTGAGATAAAGACGCAGCCTCTGCCATTACAAGAGCTTGTTTATTAGAAAGATTTTGTAGCTCAAAAGTATTAGCTATTCTAGAGTTTTCTAAAATAACCTGTTGCTCTGCATTAAAATTAAGATTAGCTACGTCTGCAATCCTAGCTGCATTAGCCACTCTAGCTTGAAAGGCTTGATCAAACTCCTGACCAATAAAAGCTGCTCGTTGTTGTGCTGCAAGCATAGCACGTTGCTGTCTATTACTCAAGTTAGTTTGTTCAAAAGTAGCAAAGATACTTGCGTCAGCTTGAGCAATAGGAATGGCTGCTTCCATTGTAGCCTGTACTACAGCCTGACCAGCTAGACTAGATGCAGACAAACCTCGTGCCGCCATAGCTGCGTTAGCTGCTCGCATAGCACCTGATGCCCATGCAGGTGGTGCAGCCGCATCAAAGTCAGAATATAAATTTTCTAACTGTCCCTGTACCGTAGCTTTTTGTGAAGGAGAGGCAGTAGCAGCTTGAACCTGCTCTGTATATTTACTAGCTTTTTCTGCGTTAGCTACAGAATCAATAAGCTCACCGTTTTGAATCTCTCTGTTTGCAGGACCATTAATAAAGTTAGCCTCACCTTGAGCGGCTTCTACTTTCGATACCGAAGATTCATTTTGTTCTTGTGCTTGAATGGTTGCGTCAAACTGACTTTGTTCAGCAGTTGTCGTATCTGTTACACCCTTAATACCAGCAGCAGTTTGATCAGCGGTAATGGTTGCTGCATCCGTGTCTTTAACTTGATCTACAGGACTTGAAACACCTGTGCCAGATGGTTGAGCAGCTACTTGACCAGACACTGTACCTGTTCCAGTAGCTATATCTTGGTCTTGTGCGTCCTGTATCTTTTGTGCTGTAACAGTAGCTGTGTCAGGTACTTGACCCTCAAGTCTTTTTTCTTCTACTTCCTCTAGATTTATGTTTGAAGTTGTGTTAGTATCAGATGTATCCCCTCCTGTCTGGTACTTTTTTACCATTCCACCATCAACAAACTTGACTACACCACCTCTAGCTGCCATCATAGTACTAATAGCCTGTTGCTGAAAGCGCTCGTACTTAGCTTTAGCAGCAGGGTCTTGGGCTAAGAACTGCTGGAAACCTCCCATATCAGGACTATTATACCCAGTAGCCCGTGCAATGCGAGGCATAGCAGCATCGGAAAATTTAATGTTTGTATATGGAGTAGCCATATTTTAATCCTTATTTTTTATTTCTTTAATCGTTTGATATATTCTTAAAGATAACCACACTATAGACAGTAAAGATGCTACAGCAGGTAGTATTTGAACTACAGCACCCAATGTTACTGTAATAGCAGACCAGTCTATTAGGGTTTTTCCTGAAGGATCAAACATACTATTAATGTCCAATCGCTAAATAATAAAACCCATCTACTGAACCATCTGATAGTTGAACGTCAAAGCCAGATGCTGTTAGTGTGTTAACAGCAAAACCTTCATTAGCCGCTCCACTGTGAGTACCAGTAGTCTGCACATTTAAACAAGCATTACTAAAAGCAGAGGTAAAAGAAACAGTGTCTCCGTTAGTAGGGTTTGAAACTTCACCCCACCTTAGTTGTAAAGAACCAATATTAGTACTACCATTTGTAGCTAATGTTTGACTTGACAAAGCAAGAGGTGTTACCCAATCAAGTGTACCACTCCCGTCTGACTTCAATACTTGATTTGCATCTCCATCAGTGTTTGGTAGTGTTAAAGTATAGCTAGCTGCGGCACTGTGTGGTGGACCCTTAATAACAATACCGTGACTGTTATTTTCACAATTTAATATAAACTGACCAGCCCCTTTAGTTGCATTACCTTTAAATACAACTTTACCTGATCCGTTTGGATCAAGATCGAGGTTTGTGTTTGTAGCGGTTGTAAGGGAAGTGTCTTTAAGAATAACCCCGTCAATAGTTACACCTGATGCTGAAGTAGTTTCATTAATTGTATTGGTGGTAATTACATCCCCCGCCGTTACAACTAAGTTAGTGCCGCCTGTAGAGTTTCCTATAGCTAAAACTTCAGCTAAAGTATCTACCGTATCTACCTGACTGTCTACGTAAGCTTTAATAGATTGTTGTGTAGCTAACTTAACAGCACTGTTAGATGCCATATTGTCTTCATCTAACACGCCGGTTACAGAAATAGAACTATTAATGTTTAAGCTACTACTAGCCGTGAGCGTTGTAAATGCGCCTGTTGAGGCAGAAGAATTACCGATAGCAGTAGAGTTAAGAGAAGTAGCTGTAAGTGTTGTAAATGCGCCTGTTGAAGCAGAAGAGTTTCCTATAGGAGTACTGTTAATAGAAGTAGCTGCTAGAGTTGTAAAGGTTCCGGCACCTGCACTAGAACCCCCAATAGTAGCTCCATCAATAGTACCTCCATTAATGTCTGCGGAGGTAGCCGTTAAATTTGTGAACGTACCGGCACCTGCACTAGCGCCACCAATAGTAGTGCCATCAATAGTACCACCATCAATGTTTGCTGTAGTAACAGTACCCAGATTGCTAATGGTTTGACCAGCAAATGTAGAAGTACCTGCCGCTGTAATGCCACCATCTTTAATTAATAACGAATCAACTGTTACACCAGAAGCAGATGTTGTTTCGCTAATAGTATTTGTTGTAATGGAGTCACCACTAGTAACTACAATGTTAGTGCCACCCGTGCTATTGCCATTACCTAAAACTTCAGTTAGTGTATCGGCAGTACCTACTTGACTATCTACATATGCTTTAATAGATTGCTGTGTAGCTAATTTAGCTGCACTATTAGAAGCCATATTATCTTCGTCTAGTACTCCTGTAATAGTAGTAGAGCTATTAACATTTAGACTGGTGGAGGCTGTAAGTGTCGTAAAGGCTCCTGTAGAGGCCGACGAGTTGCCAATAGCTGTAGAGTTAAGGGATGTAGCAGTAAGCGTTGTAAACGTACCAGCAGCCGCGCTAGCGCCACCAATAACAGCACCATCAACAGTGCCTCCATTAATATCTACAGTAGTAACTGTACCTAAGTCTGACCAAGTTCCTGTTAAAGAACCACCGCTACTAGCCGTTAGTGTACCACCTACTGTTAGTGTACCGCTAATATCAGTAGTAGTAGCATTTACGTCTAGCGTACCTGTAGCAATCTCTACTTCACCGTCTGCATCAATATCAAGCTGACCATCTGTACTAGAGTTAATACTAATAGCTGTGTCACGCAGTTGAATTTTCTTGTCTGTAGCTACAAGAACGTCTTCACCAATACCATCAATGTAAGCTGTACCATCAATGTATATATCTTTAAATTGTAAAGCTGATGTACCAATATCTAATGTATTAGTAGTCTTAGGTTTGATTTCACTTGCGCTAACAACAAAATCTTGTACCGGACCTACAACGGTAACGGGGCCACCCTCTGCCGCAGTTCCGTCATGTGTGTGTCCTGACGTACCAAAAGCAGTAACAATGGCATCAAATTCACCATCAAGATCAGCCGCATTAATAACATTACCTGTAGCAATATTATTGGATGCGTCATTTCTTGTATAACCCGTTCCCATATTATTATCTCCTCGCGTTGTTAGCGTATTCTATTGTCATTGCATCTAGTGCAAATGATGGGTCAGTACCATTACTAGTAAAGTTTAAAGACCCTGTGTATCCTGAACCTATTAGCTGTGCCTCAAATACGTATTGTAATTTACCGCCAAATCTTGCTGTACCATATACGGCAGAGCTATATAAAGAAACATCACTAGAACCGCCAGCTACTAAATTGTTTATACTGATAGCATCTGGTTGAATGCTCGATATACCATCAAAGTCTAACTTTAAGTTTGCACTAATAGTTACTGTACCTTTAGGGTCTGTGTACAAAAACATCTTGTAAAAAGTCTTACGTACTCTCGGATCAGCTAGTGGCAAATGTGGTGTTGAAAATGCTGCTTGTATATCAGAACCATCAAAGCTGTTACCCTGTTCAAGTTGATATATGTAACCATCGTCATTACCAAAAACTATATACTCAACACCATCATTTAAATGACTGTCTGCTACGTATGCTTTAATACCTCTAGTCTCAGCACATGCAACACCACCACCGCCTTCTTGAGCTAACTGTGTAACAATTACACCCTTAGAGTTTTCTTTGGTGTAAGACGCAGCATACCCTAATATTCTGTACTGTGACTTTGACCTAATAACCAAACTAGAAAAAACTGTACTAGAAGAAATAAAGTCTGTAAATTCACTTTGAATTGCTTTAGATATATTAGCAAAGTTAAAGTCACCAATCCGTTCTGTCGCACTTAATAACCTAAGACCATCAGGTGCTAAAAACATAACGTCGGTGCCGACCTCTTGAATAGAATCTCCAGCCAAACAACCAATGTCTCTTGTTATAGGGTCTAGTCTGAAGTCGGCTATAGTAGAACCAACTAATCTAAAGATTGCATTTTCTGTAAATATAAATAAAGTATCTCTAAAAACAGACAGTCCTGTAATATCATCACCTACATTAATAGTACCTGCACCATTAGCTGCGGTAAAGTCTGTATCTGTATATACTGCTGTGAAAGTTATAACAGAACCTTTAGCAAAAAACAAATTGTTTTTAAAGTTTTTTACATGCGTAGCTCCAACTACATCTGATGGCGCACTGTTTAAAACAGTAAAAGTAGTACCATTATAAATAGCAGGAGCGTTTGATCCATCGACTAGTATCATCTTATCTGTACCGTCAAAGTTATAACGATCAAATCTTAATTTACTAGCGCCGTCACGCGAGGTAGATAAAAAGGTAACTGCCGCATCGTCAGCAGGACTACTAGCTAGTGCAGGATTAATAGCAAGTGTTGACCCACCAGAACTAACAGTAGCGTTAGCTGTAACTGTATATACTAAATCTATACCTGCAATCTTAAACACATCGCCCGCACGAGGTGCAGCAGACAAACCATCTACAGCTAAAGTAGAACCACTTTGAGAACCTGCGTTAACTAATACAGTACCATACGTAGGTACGTTTACGTGAGTGTATCCTGAACCTGCTGTTTTAAATATATCAAAGTTTCTTTGTGCAAGCACAGTATCTTCAAATACAGCTAGCCCTGTTAGAAGATGCTCTGTTGTTGTAGTTACAAAGGTAACAGCTACAGCATTAGCAGGACTACTATCTAAAGATGTTGTTAAAGTTAAAGTTGCTCTGTTATTTGTAGCATCAAAACTAACACCACCAGAAGCAATAGTGTATGTACCGGAAACACCTGTAATTGTAAGAGTATCACCTGCTTCTGGTGTCTTATGTATGTTAGCTATAATAAGTGTAGTGCCACTTTGTGAGGCACCGTGAACAACAGGCAAACCATACGGCGGAACAATAGTGCTATCGTATTTATCAAAGCCGTTAATACGCCTGTAGCCACCCTCAATAGAAGGCTCAAAGTTACGTAAAATAGTAGCGCTACCCGGCGCATTTATACCCTGCTGTAAAGGGCTAAGATTAGTTACAAGACCACCTCTAAACTCTACGGGAAATGTTTGCCACTTTTCCATTATAGGGAATCCAATGAAGAACCTGTATTAGATGAAGAAGCAGCAACGCGACCACCTCCCTGATTACCTGAAATCATATAGCTACGTAAATATTCAAATCGGTTAATTAGCATACTACGCATATGCTTAATTCCCTCATCAAACTTCTGAAGAGATAACCCTGCCATTTGAGTATCACCCCTAAAAGAATAAGCATAGTACATAGAGCCGTCTACAATAATATGTTTAAAACGTTCAGGAACAGCAGGAACATCTGTAGAAATTTCTAAGTCAACAGGAATACGATAATACTCATATACTACAGTGTAGGCTTTGTCTGGTGGAGGAACCATTCCGTACTCTAAAGAAGGTGCATGAAATACGTAGTTAGGAAGGGCATTGTTTGAAGTACTTGTTTTATACTCTTGTGAAACGCTGCTTTCTAAATACTCTTCATACTTAACTACCCTTAGTTTTTTAGTGTCATTATTAAGTGTAGAGTCTTCTTTAATTCTAAATGTTTCAAACGAAATTACTTTACAGTCATTAGGAAACGGATATCTTGTTGTGCCTGCTGTAAGCACATCCTCTTGTGTTACGTGATTAAAAGGCCATCCATACTCTGACTGATTGATGTGACGTAAAGACGCATTGACTGCATCTTTAGCGTGAGCATAAAAACCATTAGAAGAACTAAAGTTGCTTGAGGTTAATTCAACTTCGTTTAGTCTACGATTAATTTCATTTACTAGACCGAGAAAATTGTATGCCATTATTTCTCTCTTATTGATAATTTAATAGACCGCTCTGCCGTACTTCCTGTACTGTCAGTCATTTTACACGAGAAGGTATATTCTCTATTTAGTACTCCACCGCCAATGTTAATGGTTGCTACGGTACTTGTATTAGATTGTGATACATTTTGAATGTCGTCGGTAACAGCACTGCTAGAAGCAGCAGTTAAAGTTTGTCCCGACCCTAATTGTGTCTTGCCTATTTCACTAGTTTTAACAAACCAAACAACAGAGCTAATTGTAGCGTCCCCTAAAAAGCGTAGCCAATCTACACTGTAATCTAGTGTTTCATCTGGGTCTTTGATGGGCCATTTGAATGACATATAATTACTCCGTTGCGTATACTGTTCGATCAAAAGTACCTAACTGCCGTTCTACATAAACGGAACGTATTTCTTTAGGTACTTCTACTATTCTGTCGTCTGTGGTAGACTGTCTAGCTACTGTAACCATACGATTTTCAAAAGGTACGTTAGCTGTTCGATCAAATGCTGTTGACATTATGCGGCTCTCGGTACATATACACAGCGTTTTCTACTGTATAGTGTTTTAACATTATTAAAGTTAAAGGTTACACCAGATGCGGTAACACTGTTAGTGCTTATAGTACCCGAAACACTTGAAAGTGTAAAGTCATTAGCTACAGCTACAGAGCCTACTGCAAAAGTAGAAACATTACCCGTAAGTATCTTTACTATGTTAGTCTTTAGTATACCGATACTATGTGTTGCTGATACACCGACAGGTTCAACAATTCTATTTAAGTCTATAGTTATCGTACCTATAGATAAAGTAGAAGAAACACCTGTAACACTTCTTTCTACAGAACTACCAACACTACCTATAGAAGAAGTTAAGCTGTCTTGTGATACCTCTACTGTACTATTAACTACAGTAGTTAAAGAACCAATAGAACCTGTTGCAGATACGGACGCTACATCAGTAGTAAGTGAAGGTGTAACAGCGGATATTGCGGTAGTGCCTACTACACCTGTTATTGAAACAGTTGAAGCTACAGTAAGTGAAACAGAACCTATACTTGAAGTAGCTGCTACACCGCTTACGGTAATATTACTAGATGCCGTTGGTGTGACAGAGCCAACGCTTGAGGTACCCGCTACTCCATTTGCAGTAATGTTACTAGTTGCCGTTAGTGTAACAGAACCAACACTAGATGTTGCAGATACAGCAGTGAGGGCTTTAGAAACACCACCCCCGATAGAACCTATACTTGACGTACCTGCTACACCATTTGCAGTAATGTTACTAGTTGCCGTTAGTGTAACAGAACCAACACTAGATGTTGCAGCTACGCCTACTAGTGTAACAGCTTTACTTACAATAGTACTTACTGTACCTATAGAGCCAGTAGCAGACACACTAGATAGAGTTATGTCTAAAGCGTTTGTTAGTGAACCAACACTACCTGTACTAGAAGTACCACTAAGTGTTATATTGTTTGTAGACGTAAAGCTAAGAGAGCCAACAGAGGTAGTACCAACTATGCCTGTTAAGGCGTTTGTTAAGCTTGCAGTTAAAGCACCCGCAGAATTAGTACCAGCAACTCCCGTTAAAGCTTTAGTTAAGCTTGCAGTTAAAGCGCCTACAGAGGTAGTACCAACTACGCCCGTAATCGACACACTGCCAGCCGCAATAAAAGTAAGTGAACCTACAGCAGTTGTACCTACTACACCTGTTATAACTATAGGAGCTATAGTTGTACCTAAAGTACCTACAGAGGTTGTTCCTGCTACACCCGTTAGTGTTTTTGTTTGCGCTGTAACTAAAGAACCAACAGCAGTTGTACCTACTACACCAGTAACAGATACACCCCCAGCTACAACAGAAACAGAACCTACAGCAGACGTACCTGTTACACCAGTAAGTGCTTTTGTTAGGTTTAGATTTAAAGCACCTACCGCAGACGTACCCGCTACACCCGTAGCACTTACAGAACTAGCAACAATTAAAGTTGTATGCGCTAGAGGTGTAGTGGCTAAAGGTGAAAAAGCAGGCATTTAGACTCCAGAAGCAGTAATAGCGTCAGTAAAAGGGGTCATGTCTTCTGTAGTCCAGAAGTCCCATTCTACAACAATTCGTAGATGATCTGCATTACGTTTAAGAATAGTTTCATCATCAGCATAATCATCTGGTGACGCTATAACAGCATTAATTAAATTTACAGAATCCATTGCTGCTGCATAGTGTTGAGCAATTTGTTCGGATGTTAGTTCTTCTGACATATTAAGTTACCTTTGGTGTTGAAGATTTAGCTGCTGCAACAGCGTCAGCCCACGTTGTTGTCCCGTTTATTGAGTCTTTGTACTGCATATCTAGTTGATCTCCGACAGACGGGTATGCAGCAATCCTTCGTTCTAACCAATCTGCTTGTTTGGCAAAATCAGTTTCCATATCCATATAGATGACATTGCGAACGTCTGAGTTAAATTTATCTCGATTAAACGTGACAGTTTTTTCTGATTCATTGAACGTCAAGACTTCTATGCAAAAATAAGTTTCTTCGTCTGCTGTCAGTGAATCGAAGTCTTGTTGAAAACTAACGGACGCTTCTGTTGGAATGTCTTTGGTATTGTCAACATAGCCCCAGTTTTCGTCTAATTTAAATGCGTGGATGGTTTTCATTATGTTGCACCCCAGATCATGTAATTAAGCCACGCACCTGCCGTAAACAAATACCAACTTGAGCTGCCAGACGTGGTTCGACCTATCCACTGATTCCATCTAATAGCTCGCCCGCTGCCTTCGCCGCTTCTTTGGCTCGCGCGAATGCCAACATTAGTTTGATCTAATCCCCAAAACTCAGCTTCCCACAAATGATTAAAGTCTGCCGATACATTTGCACCATAATAAAGAGCAGACGTAGATGGACTGTATGCGCCGGTAGCAGAGGTATATAATTCACCCGTTGACGAAGCCCCCTGTCGCCACCATCTTCCGTGTTCTGTGCTAACTCCACTATTTGATGAACCGCTTGTTGATAAATGGGCAGCCTCTCTTATTCCACTATTTGTACCTTCATCATTTATAGCCCAAAACTTTACGTGTTTGTATCCGCTAATATCTATATATGAACCATTTGCTTTAGATGTACCAGATTCAATAACGCTCCACGAAGCACCACCAGCAGCTTCCCAACCAGCTTCTCCGCTAGAGTCAACGGTGAGGACGTAATTGTCCGTAGCAGTAGAGTCCTTAATAATAAAGTTTAAACCCGGTACTCTAAATTTAGTAGTAGATGTATTACCTAATGTAATTTCGTTAGATACTGTGGCAGAACTAGCTGTCGCAGCATTTCCCAAAATTATATTGTTGCTGCCTGTGGTCGTTGTGTAGCCTGCGTTATTGCCAGCAAAAACATTGTTTTCTCCAGTAGTTACTGCTCCACCTGCTTCATAACCAAACGCACTATTGCCACTCGGAGTTGTAGCTCCATCTAACGCAAACGCGCCCATTACAGTGTTCCACTGCCCAGTCGTTAAAGCCTTTCCTGCACCAGCTCCAAACAAAGAATGCTGCCTACCAGCAAAAGCATCGCCTGTTCCATCTAGCGCGTATCCAGCTTGATAACCTACAGCGGTATTTTGAAAATTACTATTTGTTGTATATAGAGCTTGATAGCCTAACGCCGTGTTCTGGTTAGCGGAACCATCATCATTACCTAACGCATCTGTACCAAGACCAACAGTACCGCCAGAAGAATTTGTAACGCCGTCACTAAGGCCGTTAATTTCTGTAGCGCCTCCAGCAGCAGCAGCTTCCCATCCGGCCTCACCGCTAGAGTCAACAGTCAACACATAATCTTCTGTTGCAGTAGAGTCCTTAATAATAAAGTTAAGACCCGGTACCCGGAATTTAGTAATATCCGTATTGCCTAAAGTTATTTCATTAGATACAGTAGTAGTAGAAGCGGCACTATTATACCCAATACATATTGTATTTTCACCGCCGGTCAGCGCATCACCCGCATTACCTCCCAGCATTACGTGTTTATTGCCTGCTGCTATTGAAAGCCCTGCTTGATTACCAACTGCTACATTATCTTCACCGGAAGTTATTTTTTCTAAAGAGCCATAACCTACGGCAGCATTTCTTTTTGCCGCACCACCACCGCTACCGCCTTCACCAGAACTTTTACCTACAAAAACATTATGCTGGCCCGTAGCTTTTTCCATAGCTCTGTTGCCGATTGCGATGTTACTAGCTGCGGTAGTAACTGCTGCCATAGAACCAGCGCCAATAGCTAAATTTGTGGTGCCAGTCGTAATTAACGCTCCCGCTTCATTACCAAAAGCATCGTTTGAAGCGCCGGTAGTAACATCGTTTAAAGCATTAAAACCTACAGCAGTATTCTTATTAGCACTACCATCATCAGCAGCAAGTGCGCCTGTTCCGATACCAAGAGTACCACCAGATGAGTTGGTAACACCATCACTAAGGTCATTGATTTCTGAAGCACCACCACTAGCTTCAGCCCACGTTAGCCCTCCAGTATTTCCTGATTGTGCAGTTAATACATACCCGTTAGTTGGACTATTACTAACCTTAAGATTAGCTTCATCAATAATATTATCAGCCACAACAGTAGCACCGTCTGCCGTAGACGTTACCTCACCGCTATGGTTTGGATGGACGTAGTTGTTTGCTGATGCAGCAATACCATTTAACTTACTATGGTCAGCATCTGTGAATACATTTGAGTCTGATGCAGCCTCTACCGCTGCTCTGATTTCTGCATCAGTCTGATCTGCTGTAGCTGATGCTTCTATACCATTAAGTTTACTATGGTCAGCATCAGTGAATACGTTAGAGTCAGACGCAGCTTCTACTGCTGCCCTAATCTCAGCATCAGTTTGATCTGCTGTAGCGGAAGCTTCTATACCGTTTAACTTAGTATGATCTGCATCAGTAAAAACATTAGAGTCTGAAGCTGCTTCTACTGATGCACGAATTGTGGCAGCAGAAAAATCTTCAGCAGCAGAGACAATAGACACAATAGCATTACCCGTTAAAGAAAGGGCATTGTTAGAGTTAGTGCTATCGTATGGACCTCTACTTAGTGTCGTACCACTAGACGTGTATGTACCAGTACCAATTTCCCAATTAGTACCGTCCTCAATTAAATACCTAACTGAATCACTATTTGATACACCACCATCAGCAAAAGACTGAAAGCCTGATACTGCTGATCCGAGTGTTATAGTTCCCGTTCCAGTAGTGCTAGTGTTAACACGTACTCTATTAGCTAATACAGCCATTAAAGTTTCCTATGCGATACGAATAATTGCATTAGAAGCATCTGCTGTAGGGAACTGAACCGTCAAGTTACCCGCAACAGAACTTACTGTTCCCCCAAAGTCAATAACACAAATAGCTTTGTTACTAGCAGAAGAATTATAAATAATACAACCAGCAGCAGACACAGTTACTGTAGAGAAAACCTCATCAGCAAAGTCAACAATAGCTGTAGAACCAGACAAAGAAATAGCTGCACTGTCTAGGTTTTGACCACCCGCACTATAGTTAGTACCAGATGCTTCATCACTGTTACCAGTAACATCTGAATAGTTTGTTGTGCTTGCACCGTACGTACCGGACATGCCAGATTTAATTAGCGCAATTTTAAGTGTGTGTGTATCTAAATCGTGCGTAGCACCTAAAACTTCCGTTTTAAAACTGTTGCACATTGCAGTAGTAATTGCCATAATTTTTTACCTTTTAAATAAGAGTAGAGGACTGGAAGTATAAACCCCCAGCCCCCATACTTAATTAGCTTACGCTAAAGTGTCACGATCAACTTCGTCTGCACCAACATCACCAATGTCGGAAACATCCATAATCATCGCAAAGACACGAATCTTACCCGTAGTTAGGGCCGTACCAGATTGCGTAGCAATGGTAACGTCAATATTGTCTGCCGCAGTACACACAAGCGGTTGGAACGCAGCAGCGTTCTGAGCAAATGTGCCAGCAGCAGTGCCGCTATCGCCGTCAAAACCATCGACAAAGCAATCAGGATCAACGCCAGTCCCCAGATCAAGAGTTGTAGTACCACTAGAAGCAGCAGTTACAACCTCAATACCAGCATTCATAATAACAGAACCGGCTGGAACTGCAATTACAGGAATGACATCGCTAGCAGCAAGTGCGCTGCCTTTATCCGAAAGAGCTACAGCATAATCAAGCTCATGCTGTACGAAATAGATGCCGCGACCACGAGCGTCGTTGCCACGAGCAGCCACAAGAGTATTATCTCCTAAAGCCATGATGTATCTCCCTTATACCAAGTTAATCTTGGCAGTAACGATTGCTTCAGGACGAAGAATCTTACGACCATAGAGATGCAGACCACGAACAATGTCACCAAAGCTATCAGGATCACGATAGGATTCAGTTTTATCAATCTGTTCTGCCGTAGCAACGGAAGAAGAGTGACCGCCTACAATCAAACCATAGTTACTAGCATTAGTACCACCAGTCGTGGAGGAACCCGTACCAATAGAAGGCAGGTTGTTTGAGACATACACTTTAAAACCGTGAAGGTTGTTAAGTACAAGACCGTTAGTAAGCCCTGAACCACCAAAGTCAGCATTAAACAGGCGAGAATCTTCGTCCTGCAAAATTTCCTGAACAATAGGATCAATAACAATCCAACGACCATTGGTGTCAACGTTCTGCTGATTCAGCTTACGTGCCATACGAGCAATAACCTGAAGTACATAAGCGTTACCGGAGCCTACAGTAGCACTATCGTTACCCGCACGAGCTTTAATGCCAATGGAGCTACCCGAAGAGCCACCGAAATCATCTGCTTCCAGTTTCATAGAAGACAGAAGTTCATCCGTACCAGCCGTAGAAACAGCAACACTACCATTAACAGTCGTGTTTACCGTATCGGCAACTGAGTGCAGAGCAGACTGCTTGTACCCACACATATAACCAAGAACGTCTTGGTCAAACTGATCGGCAAGTCGAAAAGCCGCACGATCCGATGCAAGGTTTGCAAAGTTAACGTGAGAGTGGGCTTCTTCAATATCGTCTACCTTGAAAGCAAAGTAGTTTGACTTGTCAATCGTAAGAGAAAAGTCTTCGTCGTCAAGGTCTTGCGGCTGGATTACCGTACCACGAGTGTACCCTTTAACAGAAATTTCAGGTTCTTTAATGATGCGAACCGAGTCGCCCATGTTAGAAATTTCACCGAAGTAGTCAGAGTTAGTAATTTGGTCACAGACCGCAGCCTTACGAAACGCAAGCTGCACCTGCTTAGAATAAATTACGGGGCTAAAATTACCATTAGGTAGATTTCCATGACCCGATGCTGATGCGAATGCCATAACATTGCTCCTTTTTTCAGCGTTCAGATGCTAACTTACAATTCTCTGTAGAGGCTAATAGGAAATAGGTGCATTAATAAAAACATTTGGCCTAACGTTTTCTTAACGGGCTATACCTTTTAGGTAATTCTATTGATAAATTGTAGCCGCTATTAGTAATTAGATATAATAAAACAGTAGGTAGGCTATTGCGGCTACTGTCATATTAGAAGTTATAGTAAGTTTTTTCTACTTGTCAACACTACTTATCGTGCTGAGCCAGAAATATCGTAAATAAATGTACCCTTGTTCATGGCTTCCATAATAGCTTCTTGGTTTTTAGCGTATTGATCCATGCTCATTTTTTGTACTGTTGACTCAAGGATAACACCTTCGCTATCATCATTAGTCGGTCGGGTACGAGTTTGCTTGCTAGAAATCATTTCGGCTGCATCACCATTGCTTTGTTTCTTTTTAGGCCCGATATTAAAATCAGATTTATAAAGATCAATAGCTCGCGCTGCTGCCTTAGCATCGTTGTCATTATCATACAGAGCCTGCTGTACCCACTTAGGTTGCTCTTCTGCCCACGTATGAAACTGATCGTCGTTTCGAATATCTTCAAAGTCTGGATGAATTTGCAACAAAAGAGTTTCAGCTTTTTGCCGTTCAGCATCGTCCTGCATTTTATTAATTTTGGTAACACGATCTTCAAGCTCTTCTGCTTGCTCACGTGCCTTTTTAGTGGCAATGGTTTCTACCATAGCTGCTACATCTGGGTACTCAGCCATCCATGTTTCAAGTTCTTCGTCCGTCTTTGGTAGAACAATAGGTTTTTTATTACTTTCTTTTAATTGTTCTTTTAGTTCCTCTATCTGTTTTTGATGAGCTTCTTGTACTTTCTGTGTATGTCGCCGCAAATCACCATAGCGCTTTTTAAAAGTTTTTTCTTCCGCTCCAACAGGCTCTGGTTCTTCTTCTTTTGTTTCTTCTACACCTTCACCTCGTTGCTCACGGAGTAGTACTTCAAGTTCTTCTTCGTCTTTTTTATCACGGTCTACGTTTGAATAAGGTTTATACATAAGAGGCTTACGTTCTGCTTGATTACTTACAACCATTTCTTCTGACATGTGTATTCTTTCTGTGTGGGGCCACCGTAGCCTGCCTAGCAGGGGGATGAGTAGCCAACAAATTAGTCTGTTTAAGTGCGACTATCACTAATTTTTACTCTTAATTAATCCTCCTTTAGCTATACCTTCTGGGCCACTGTCTGCACCGCCTTCTCCGTCTGGCCCACCACCATCTCCATCTGTACCATCGTTAGCAGCATTAGCGGCAGCGGCAGCAGCGGCAGCTTCATTTCCTGCTGGGTCTGCACCTGCTGCAACATCTGCGGCTTCAGCAGCAGCGGCAGAAGGATCAGTATCTCCCGCACCCGCTGCTTCCGCATTAGATGCTTCATCACGGCTAGAACCCATTGCTGCTTCAGCGCTTTGCGGACCACCACCCATTCCTCTGTCAATAGCAGGGTCTTGCATCATCTGAAAAGTATCAACAACCTCGTCTTTAAAACTCTTGTTTAAATTTATCCCTTTTGTTAAATCATTCTTAGAAACTATGTCAGTCTTTGCAAATCCAAGAACATCACCATTAGCTAGATAAGTAGCACCAAGCGGGCCTTTTGATTGCGTACCAACGCCTATACCTAGTGGATCATTTGCAATAGATACTACGTCTACATTGGGATTACTCATAACGTCCTCTAAATCAATACCAATTTCTTTTGCTTTACCTACAATACTCATTAACTCAAGGTCTTCTTGTTTAGTACGGTCAGCAACATTAACAAGAGCTTTAGAGTATTGCTGATCTATTGTAGCAACATTATTAAGGACATTCATATTAGGATTAGATACTAAAGAAAGTTGCGGTCCTATACCAAAAGGCATACCTACATTAAAACCGTACATGCCCAGACTCATAATCTGACCTGCAATTCCGGGTACACCAAACGGTCCTCTACCAACTCCAGTTATTGCTGATGAAATCATACCATCCATAAGACCTATTAGTGCTGGAGAATATTCTGAAAAGTTTCTTGCTGCTTCAATATTAGCCGTAGTAGGAGTTGAAGCTAATTCAGACATAGAGCCTATACCCTGACCAGCAGTCGGACCTGTATCTTGATCTTCTGATCCTTCTTCTTCTACTGTGGTAGGAGGCTGTACAGAGGCACTAAGTTTGTTTGAAAAGTCAGTAAAGTAATCATCAAGAACTTTTTTACCACTATCTGTAACACCACTAAAGTCTGCGCCTTCTGGTGCCAAAGCAGATAAATAATTAAAGTTTACGTCACCAATAGATTTTATAATATCGTCTGTACCAAAAGCACGATTACCTAAACTTTGTAAAAATCCTTGAGGGTCTTTGCTTGCATTTGCAATAGTTGTAGATGTAGCAGTTCCAGTCGGTTGATTAAAAGGGTCAGTTCCCTCCCCTCCTTGAACAAAAGCTCCTACGTTAGCTTCTAAAGTTTCTTCTTCTTCTATATCATCAGGTTCAATAACCTCAATATCCTCAATCGTAAAAGGTGGGCCACCCGCATTAAATAGTGTGTCGTCTGGTAATGTTTGTCCTTCATCTGTGCCAAACTGACCCATAGCCTCCATTTTCTTAAAGCCCATTTTAGCTTCGTCTCTAAGTTTCATAAAGAACTCAACACCAAAATAACGAACAACATCAGCAGGAACTACCATCTCACCTTCACTAAGCATAGCAGGCTGATCATCACGTACCTCTTTTGCTGTGCTACCTAACGGTACAGGATTACCAGATACAGGATCAACCTCTCCACCCTTTTCAAATTGTTTCATTTGGTTGTTCATTAATTTTTGTCCTCTGCTAAGACTTTGACTTCTAGTTTTTGCTGCTTTTACAGCTTCTTCTACTGTTTTAAAACTTGGAATAACACGTCCGGTTTCTACGTCCTTAACTTCACTGGAACCAAGATAAAGTTCAGCAGCTTTATCAACTGACATTTTACGACCATTGTTAATAGTAGGTATATTATACCACAAGTTATTATTTGGATTTTGAACTGTAGTAGTTTTTTCAGATACAAAATCTCCGTCAGATGTTTTGTAAAGCCTTCGACCAGCACTTGTTACTCTATCTGTAGGTGTTAAAATATCTTTTTTATTTGAAGGCCGATCCACAATATTAATCCTTCTTAACTATATTTTCTAAAGCTTTTAGTTTTCTAAGTGCCTGAATAGCGCCTTGTGCTCTTTGTATACCCACACTAGAATCGGATTGTTCTAGAACTTTATGCTGTTGTTCTATTTGATAGTCTAGATACTCTACAAAGTTAGGCCATAGATTAGGGTTATTGTAGAGGCCCGACAGGCGCTTCTCCGCCTGCTGCTGGTTGTGTTCCGGCATTACCGCTAAATCCTTCTTCTTGAGGTGTTGGGGCTACGCCCGTACCGATTGTGCCTCCACCTGCACCTGTAGGGTCATTAGGGTTTGCCCCTGCTGGAGGAGCTTGTGGAGCCTGTTGAGGCTGAGTAGCTTGAAAGTCCTTAAGCAACTTTGCCTGTAAAATAGCCTGACTCATATTGTTTGTAATTTTTTCAGGATCAAGGTCTAATGTACGAGCAAGCTCCATAATAATATAATCAAATTTTGCAAAAGGTGCAAGAGAAGGATTACTTGCAATTCCTAAAAACTGCATGAGCCGCTGGCTGCGTACTTCATTAGCCATCAAGCTTTCAGTACCACGAGCCTTAACTTCTAGATCGCCTTTGATTTCTTTGTCAAAGTCAAACTGCATGTTAAACTGAAACAAACCTTCGCCCAAAGGCTTAAGCATGTAATCGTCAACGTTTTTAATTACGGCTTTAATAGCTCCTGATGCCGCACCCATAAGCATACTAATGCCACTAGCAGTACGACCAACACCTGTTATACCCGTCTGTCCATGCGCAAAGGAAGGGAAGCCTGTGCTTTCATCTGCAAGCTGACGGGACTTATCAAACAACTGTAGGTTTTCACCAGACACATTAGGAAACTTAGTGCCAAAGATAGCTTGACCCGGAGCGCCACCCTGCCGCCTAAATACTTTACCGGGGTATACATTAAGGTCTTGACCCGGAGTAAGATTTGTTTCGTCTACCTCTAGAATCAAATTGCCTGACAACACAGCGTTATCTACTGCCATACGCATAAAGCCATTCATCAGCGTTTGAGTGTCGTCCATGTTCTCAGCAAGCCCTACACCAAAAAAGCTGTAAGGGTTTAGCTCGTAAGGAGCAGCCATGTACGGAATACGAACAGGTTTAAAGGGATTAACAACAAGACGAATAACTTGATTGTTAACAATCCAAACATTAGCCTGAACTTGATCAAGGTCTTTGTATTCAGATGGAATATTTACATCTTCATTTTCAAGCAACTCAGTATCTATAATACCCCAATACTCTAGTACCTCAAAGCGTTCAATGTTGTGGTGCTGCTCTTCATCAGAGATGTCATCTTCCCACCACTCTTTTACGTAAGCTTCTCCCATTTGAATGCAAGTGTCAATTACATTAGCCCTAAAGAAAGGACGCTTTTTAAGATCACGGAGCTGACTCCGATTATATTTGTGCCTTTCAATTACGTACTGAGCTTCTTCCATATTGTTTGCGTCTGGGTCTGGATAAAAATTCCAAACACTTACATGCCCAATCTGGGGTACTGTCTTAACAGTAGGGCTATAAACACCTTCATCGTCCCAGTTTGAATATTCTTTATTAACAGCAAACGGACCTTTTAGTACACCTGTACCTAACAAAGCCATTTCAAACGCTGTGCTGCGAAGGTGCTGTGCTGCATTACTTTCTTCAAGCTGGTCGTGTACTTTCTTTTGCATCTTTTTTGCAGCAAGCATAGCAGGATAAAATGTCGCAGAGGAAGCTGTTTGCCCCGCACCCTTTTTAAGATTTGGTGCCTCAGACAACTGCTCCTCTAAACTACCAAGCTGTAAAGACTGCGTTGTTGCACCGGGTTCTAAATCTTTACCATCACCAGCAAACCCATAAGGGCTTTCAGTTTTTTCTACACTTCCACCAGCTTCTTCTCTTACATTATCTACATCTTTAAGATCAAAGTGTACTGCTTCTTCTACACCATCAGGTAAAGTAGTAGGATCAATACTAAGAGGAAACCTTTGATTACCAAATAAAACATCCACAATTTGATTGTACGCAGCTAAAACTTTAGTCTTAGTAACTTTAATAAAGACACGTGATTTTTCTGCATCTGTAAATTTAACATTTGCATGATAGATACCACGATAGTTTCGCCATGCACGTAACCAACGCTCTTCTTCTGTATTACGGTATCGGCGAGCAACACTATATTTATCTGTTACGTGTCGAACAACACCCGACAACGACCCACGAGAACCGTCCTCTTCTAAATCAGCATCTTCAACTGCTATCCGAGAATTTTCCATTAGGTAGTCTTGTTCATTGTCTTCCATAAGGTATCCTTTAAAAGTTCTTAGTAGCCAAAAATAGGATCAGCAGGAGCCGGAGTTCGTGGTCCTTGAACTGGGTCATAATCAAAAATACTAAAACGAGGTCTTGACATTATACCATATCTCATTGCATCGTACAAATGATCTTCTGAATTAGTATCAATATCTTCAGGATTCTTTTTATCTAAAGGCAATGCTGGTAACTGTGAAATTATATTTGTGCAGGTATTAAAAAATACTAAACGAGGCTCTTCAGTAAAATCATCAATTTGAAGTCTACGGTGTATTTCGTTTTTTCCTGCAACACGAGAGCCTTTACTCCTATCAGAAGGTCGCCACCTACAACCCTCACGAATCATTTGTTCAGCCAGAGACGGTCCTGTATCGCCTCTGTTATGCCATAAAGAGCTATCAAGAACACCATATGCTACATTCCCATCGCCTGCTTCTAGTTCAAGAATCATATTAGCTAAATCCTTAGCCAATACTTTAGATACGTAAAGTTCACGGTACACAATTAACTGTTCATCTGGACCTACTGCAAACCAAACAACTCCGCTGTATGATCCGTAACCATAGTCACATGCTCTAAACTTAATCCAATTAGAGGGTATAGAAAATGGTTCAACAACATGAATGTTTCTATCAAACTCTGTAAAGGCTGCACCTTCTGCAATGTCCCAATCACCATCTAATAGTCTGCGTCTTTGCTGTTCCGGCAAAGATAAAAGCATAGCTTCGTAATCACCACCTTCTGCTAAATAAGGATTGTCACTAAGTTTAGAAGGAATAAAACGTCTTTTAAATAAAGCTTTACCTGCTTTAGCGTGACCCGATGGATATTTAAGTATCTCTCCTGTTTCAATATCTGTAGCTTTAAAGCTATGATTAGGAACAGAAGGGTCTATAAACATTTTCTTTACCCAGTTATGACCTCTACCACCCGGATTCGTAGTAGCTCGCATATAAACTGGCAAGTCAGGTGCAGTAGAACGAAGTCTAGAACGCATGTAGTTCCACGAATAAGGTGTAGCCCACTGAGTTAATTCGTCAAACCCTATCCAACTAAACGCTAATCCCTGATAGCGCCTTACATCTTCGTCCTTGTCCAGATAAGACATCCACAGTCTTGCTCCAGATGGCGCAGTCCACTGCATTTTTCTTTCTGACCACTTAATACCCTTAAATACTTTAGGGTACAATTCTTGTGACTTAACAATTAATTCACGTAGTTCTTCAGTTGTATGACGCAATAACAAACCACTAAAAGCAGGATGACCCATATATCGTAACGGATCAGCTAACATGGCAAACGATTTTCCACCGCCTGCGGCACCACCAAACAAAACTTCACGGTCAGCAGATTTTAAAAAGTCTGTTTGTGGTCCTTCGTTAGGTTGAAAAACAATGTTTTGTTCTTCTTCTACTTCTATTTCTGGGTTAGCTTCTTCTTCTTTTGCTACCCATTCAACCGCATTACGAACAGGTTCTGGACGAGAGCCTTTCTTTTTCGAGTTCTTCCGCTTTGGCGAGCGCCGCTTCGGCATAAGCTGCCCATTTGCGGAGGATATTAGCTTTGTTCTTACGTTTTCGCTCATTCTTTACTCGTTTCATTAGACCTACGTGGGAAATATTTCTACCTGTTTCGGTAATAAGCCAGTTTGTAACCTCACGATAAGAATATTTTTTAAGATGTTTTTTAGCTAAAGCTAAAGCATCTAACTCTTGTTTAATAGGTAGCAAGATTTTATCATCAATATCTTTGTCTACCCTATAACCAAAAGGTATAGTACGAGCAACACGAGGTAAAGCTACCCACTCACCGTCTTCTTGAATATCTAGTGGTTGAGGTAGTGTATATGTTCCTACTTGAGGTAGTGAATACTTAGTCTTCGTCGTCATCTTCAACAGGTTCATCTTTAGCAGGAAGAATCATAAGACCACCCGCAGATTGAACCTCTACCTTTTCTGTTTTAACAATACCAGTACGATCTAACAAATCTTTAGCTGCATTTAGCTTGTCTCGCATACCTAACTGCGTTGGAGTATCAACACCGGAAACAATAGCATAAGCAGCTTTAGGTGCATTAAAAGCCATAAAAGTTTTAGTAGCTTCAATGACTTCATCTTTAACACTGTTCACTACCTGATGCAAGGCTACGTTTGGAGAATACCCAGCCATATGCTTAGCTTTTTGCAAATCCCCTTCAGCTTCACTAAAAAGAACATCAACAAATTTTTGTTGTTTTTCTGTTAGCTGTTTAGCCATTACGACACGCCCTTTTTATGCTTCTGACTTTTAGGCGGACTTTTTTTACTGCCCCCTTTACCAGCCCAAAAAACTTTATTCGCCCAGTACGCAGCAGACGTTGGGCCTTTTTTAATATTTTCACCGTGACGCGCTTTAAAAGATGAACGAGCTTCTGGAGAATAGTTATGGCCCATCTTTTGATCACCAAAGCGTATAATTTTAATTTTGTCATTGTCCCTCACTGCAACAATAGCTTTTTTTGTCGGATGTTTAGGTGTGCGCTTAGGTTTATTTAAACCTGACAAACCAAACTTTTGTAGTTTTGATTTTTCTGAATCAGTTAAAGACACTTTATTTCCTTTATTATATCTAGTTTAACTTTAGTGTCAACTACTATTTACTAAATAGTTTAGTAGCACCTCTGATACCAAAGCTAGCAGCAACTACACAACCTAAAGAATATTGATACCACTCAGGCATAGACGCTAGTTGCTCAAAGCCTCGCTGTACGATGTTTTCCATACCCGGAACAAAAGCTAGAATCATTGGTACACTAAAAATAATTGTAAGATATTCATCTTTCCAGCTATTCTTAGTGCCTTCAGCCATAATACGCTCCCACCCACTTTCATGTGTAGCAGCTTCTACCATAACTTTGGCTTTAGCTTCTGCTTCCGCTACCTTCATAGCGGTCTTAGCCTTCTTTTCTTCTACACTACCTTGTAGCCACGTACCTACAAGACCAGCTACAGGTCCAATTAGAGCGCCAATCATAGTGGTTGTCCTTTAGGTCTAACAATAATAGCAATTTTTTGACACGTAGCGTGCCAACCTCTGTACTCATTATCGTGTAACCCCTTTTCTAAACGGGGTACAACTTCTTCGTAGGGAGGGCATTCCTTTACAATGCCAGATTCTACTTTATACGCACCATTATTAAACATAATAATAATTGTAAACAGTAATGCCTCTACAAATTGTTGGCTCATAAGAACCTCCTACTTTGTGCTTTTACTAGCCTGTACAACAGGAGGATTAGCTTTCTCGGAGTTACCTAAGTACAAACCAAATGCAGCAGTAAGTGCGCCAGTCATAACACTAAGCATACCTGCCTGCTCCATAGTAGGTGCATCAAGTGACATAAACCACTCAATAACACGGAAATTCATAACAATTAACGCTAGCATCATAATACGTGGTATAATGCGCCAACTATCTAGCTGTGATGCGTTCATTATCTACCCTGCCCCCTATATGTTTGTTTTGCATTAGCTTGTCTACTATGCAAATTGGGTTTTTTAGCGTGTCTGTTTTTTCTACGGATACGCTTTTGTAGTGTAGTAGTTTTTTCTAAAATTTTACGCACGGTACTTTCTTACTTTCTTTGCTATACTTTTAGGTTGTGGAACATGCTGTTTACCTCTTTTAGTACCTGCACGTTTAGCTGCTGTAGTTTTAGCATACTCTGAAGGTGTTAAAGCAGCAATAGCTTTTTTAGGCAGATATCGCTCACCTGTTTTAGAGGACGGCTTACCCGACTTAGTTCCCCACTTTTGACCTGTCCACTTTTTTAGACTGCGCTGTGGTTTCTTTAGTGCCATTGTCTACTACGTCCCTTATGACTAGCTGCTTAATAAATTTAGCCCCTATAATTTCTACAATAGTTTGATAACTAGACTTAATGTCTTGTTGCTGTAGCTGCATAATTTTTTGGGCATCAATAAGCTTGACTACTATTCCTTCTAGTCTTTTATGTTTTTCATCTAAATCTGAAGATAATTCGTTCTGTATCCAGTTATTCTGCTTCCATATGAAATAACCAAAAGCTATAGTCATTGTAACAGGAATACCAAATGTTTCCAATATATTTAGTACGTCCATTCATATCCCTCTCCAAAAAAATACAAACGCCTGTTACATGACTTTAGGCTACTTCTTTTTTAGTCCGCCGCCGCGCATTTTTGCTACTGGCTTTTTCATTCCGCCCCGCATCATCTTTGCTGCTGGTTTCTTTACGGCTCCGCCGCGCATCATTTTCTTTTTGCCCATTGCTCGTGGTTTCATTGCCATTTCGTTTAGTCCTTCTGTTAATAACCAATTCCTGATACTCGTCTTCAGGATAGACTTTGTAGTAATCTAGCTTTTCTAACTTTAAGCTAGCATCATCTACTTGAGATAATGATTGTATAAAGACCATACAATATTCATCTTTTACGGAACTCTCCCAACTGTGTTCATATAAAAAATCTAATTCAGCTTCTTCTGCACCAAACTCAGGATGAAATCCCATAATGTGCAGATCGTGTTTAGCTAGTAGATTGTTTCGTTCCTCACACCATGTACTAAAGTCTTGCATGTTTGGTATGGCAAACGAAGCACATACTACTACTTCATATTTATTTTCTGCAAATTCATTACACTGTCTTAGTGTTTCTTTGTATATATTTTTAGTTTCTACTATTTTCACTTTATCGTCTTGCCACGCTTTCTTTGCATAGGGGCAGGCAGGCAATCCATCTAAATGTGGATTAGGAACCTCTAAGACGTTCATAGACCACTCACGTAGGTCATCACCTATAGATATGGTCATTAAGACTTGTAGCCGCCTCCAGCCTTCTTATATCTGGTTGCTAGTAGTTGAGCTTTTCTAGCTGACCACTTTCCTTTTGGGCCACCTTTTGAGCCAGCCATAATTGCATTAAATAATCTTTTACGTAGGGCTGGCTTAGTGTAGTTACCTGCCTCATTAACACGAGATTTTGATTTAGGTTTTGCTTTAGCTGCCATTATGCACCTGTAAATGTAAATTGTGCAGGCTCTTCTTCTACCGACACCATAACTTCAAAGTCCGTTGGGTTAGCAGAGAAGGCAACTATCTTGTCACCGGAGTGCATAAAGAAATAACCACCGTTAACTAAGTTTAGTATTGTGTTACCTGCAAATGAAGTATCTTTAATAATATAGTGATACTCAGTATCTTCAGCATGATAAAACTGAACACTGCATGTCCGTGTGCTGTTAGAGCTATTAGACAAATGCAAAAAACGTACAGTACCATTATAGTTCGGAGGGCAAGTGTAAATTACATCTGCACTTGCTCCCGCTGAACTTGAGCTAAGAGTATAACCCTGTGTGTGGTACTTATATGTATTTTGATTTGGCATTAGTACTTCTTATACTTTCTACCGTCCCAGTCAAATATAGCACCCTCTTCAGCAGCCGCATAGGCATCCCGAAAACTTTGAGCTTCTTCAGAATCCTTTTTATATTTTTTGTATCCTTGTGCATCTACACTAACAAGAGATGATTCTTTTAGGTTTTCTGGCCTACGTGGAGGTATCCTAAAAGGAACCTTTTGCTCTGGCCCATCAGGCTCTCGTGCAGATAGCAACTGCTCTGGTCCATCAGGTTCTCGTGCAGGCGATAGACTTTCCCTACGTGGAGGTAGTCTAAAAGCCCGACTAGTTTGAGAAGGTTTATCCTGTTGTTGTAAAGTAAACGGACCCCCAGTATCTTCGACCTGACCGGATTGACCTGCTTCAGCAAACTCAGTCCGACGAGGTGGTAAGGTAGTTCTACGTGCTTCGGCTTCTCTACTAGCCTCTTCCATTCTTCTTTGTTTAGAAGTATTACTTAAAATATCTTTTTCTCTTTTATCTGCTGCTATAGAAGCTACAGGTTTAGGAAGAGGCTCTGCTCCTTTTGCATCAAAATAACTTTTTTCAAAGTTTGCTGCGCCACCATACTGTTTTAAAACTTTGTCTAGCGCATTTTGATATTGTGTAAAAGCAGTCATGTTTGCTTGATTAGCAACAGGCTCACCCTGTTTTTCGTGGCCCTCATCATAATACTCGACATTCTGTTTTAGAAGGCCAAGTAAAGTCATAGTTGTTACAGGGTTAAGCTCTGGGGTTGCCATCGTTACTTCTTTTTCTTGGTTGAAAGAATCATACCACCTTTACGGTAATCACGCTTACCAAACCGAGAGTTAGCCTGTCCTACAGAACCACCACGTGAATGCCTGCTGGGAAGTTTTGAACTTTTAATCTTTGGCCCTGTATCAGGTCTGCCTTGTTGATCTAATAGCTCCGCTGCCCGTTTGTTAGTAATACTTCGTCGAATTAAAGCAGACCTAACCAAAGCTTCTTTGCGATTTTTAGTTAGACCATCAAAGATTTTTTTGTCAGTAACTTCTCCTGTAGACTGATCAAAGCCGTCACCCTTTGCTGCTTCTCTTCGTTTAGCAGCAGCCTTCTTTTGTGCATCTGATTGGTTCTGTCGGCCTTTAGCTGTGCGACCTGCCTGCCGATTTGCTGCTCCTGCATCTTTTTTATTACGGAATTTTTTTAGTGCCTTCAGATCAGCTTTATCTTGGTCGCTCAACTTATTGGCATTATCATCTTTCTCAAGCTTAGCAATACGTTTGTCAAGCTGTGTTGATGTAGGCAAAAAGTCTGGACGATCTTTACCACCACTAACTTGGCCCATTTTGCCAAGATCAACATCCCTCGCGGCTTGGGCGCTACCGCCGCCACGAGCAGTTGCACCCGGAGTCGGAACTCTAAACTGACGCGAAAATATCTTAGATATTGCTGAGCCTACACCCATAATTAATTTCCCTATTTAAAAAAGAGACTAGACCGCAGATCAGTATGGCCCCGTGATAGTTTCTTACGGGTACTAGGCTTTGGCTTGCGCTTAGACTTAACCACCCCACCTGAACTATAGGTGCTTATTTTATTTTGCTCAACTTTATCTAAAAAATTTAGAAACCCACCTTCTATTTTAGCGGAACGTTCTAGCGTTGAGAGAGGTACACTACTAAGATTTTTATTATAGTACGTACCAAAGTTAGGTATAGGAGCAGCACCGGGCAGCTTCAGAGTTATATTCTTTTCTTTAGCTTCTTTTACATCTGCTGTGCTTTTTTGTCTAGCCATCGTTACGTACTTTCTTTTTTTGATCTAACTTTATCTACAGATTCTTCGATATCTTTAAGGCTAAACATCTTACCTGTTTTCTCAAACAACGCTTCACGGATATAATATATATCGGAATGGTATATGTGAAGGTTATCAAGCGTACCATTGTAGACTGAATTATAAAAATGATACAGAACATGTTTTTCTGGTCTTAGTTTTACAGATTTTTTAGCCACTGTCAACCTTTAATGTAAAATATAATATACGTACATAAAGAATCTACGTATTTATTCTTATATAACCTTACTGGTTATAAGACTTACTGGTTATATAAGGAAGGTTATAACTTATTGAGAACTTTTTATAGGTTATATATTTTTTATTAAGTTCTTTTTTCTTTAACCTTACTGGTTATAAGAAGTAAGTATGTACCTAAAATAGAATTATAAGCATTTTTTATCGTAAGTCAACCCTTAAAGTATTATACTGCGACAATTAGACTTGCATTAAGTGTATGTTTTCCGTATTGCGGAAGGTTATAATAGCAATTAGGACTTGACAAGTTTTATTTATTACAGAAAAAACACAATGTTTTCAGTAGAGGGTTTGTTCGTAGTGTTTGAAGATGTTGGTATTCATGTATATGGACTAAATACTCAGTGGTTAACACTTTATATTTTCCTAATCTGTGTGTTTGTGTGTATATATATACGTAGTACGGGGGGGTGGCCCATGCCCGCCTACGCTCGCGCGTGCTCCCGCATCATTGCGCATCATCATACGACCCCTAGCTTTGCTATAAAGTACAAACTGTCCATCATTGGACACTACCTAACCTCTTAAGGTTAAACGATACAGCTTCAATCAACAAAGGATATACCATACTTCAGCCCCTAAAGGGACATTTTGAAAGCGGTAGTTTTCTGGAACCAAGCTGCAAGATAATTTTGGTGCATGTCCTGTTTTACCCCTACCCCCCAAATCGAAGAGCCTCGCATGAGTTTCACGCGCCAGTTTCACAAATCTTTGATTTGCTGCAACCGCCTGCGAAACGACATGTTAGAGGATCGCGTCATCATACGCTATGTATCACGCGCGTGTCATCACGACCCCCAGTACTACGTACTGAAAATTAAATTCAAAAACCCTATTGCCAAACCCCTTACCCTTCTCTAAGTTCTTTGTAGTCGAACATCTTGTAAGACTACGAA